GTCCTTCCTCAAGGCCGCGATGGACGCTCACGAACGAGCGAAGAGCGTGGACAAGCCTCGTCACGAGGCGTACGAGGACCTTCGATCGCGGGTCGCGTTGGGCGGCATCAAGAATTACCTGTTGGTCGGTCCGGCAGGATCGGGGAAGACGAGCATCGCCGTCAACCTCGCGGAAGACCTCGGTCTTCCATTCGGCATGTTGTCCCTCACGGCCGGGGTCACGGAATCGCAGTTGTTGGGCAGGATCCTGCCCCCGAAGTACGAGTTGATCCCGTCGCCTTTCGTCAAGGTCTACAGCGAAGGCGGCGTGTTCTTGTTGGACGAGATGGACGCGGCAGAACCCAACGTTCTGCTCGCCATCAACAGCGCGATCGCCAACGGCGTGCTCGTGACGCCGGACGGTCAGACGTGGAAGCGGCACGAGGACTGCTACATCCTCGCCGCGGCGAACACTTGGGGCAAGGGCGCGGAACGCGGGTACTCGGGACGCAACAGCCTCGACCGATCAACCCGAGACAGGTTCACGCTCAAGAGCTTGCACGTTGACTACTCGCCTGTTCTTGAGGCGGCCATCGCCTGCAAGACATGCGCAGAGATGGGCGATCGCCTCGCGATCCTGAGCCTCGCGATGGCGCTTCGCAAGGTCGCGAGCGAGCAGCGGATCGAGGAGACGATCAGCGCCCGCTTCGTCGCTGAAGGCTGCAAGTTGATGAACGGGGGAGCGACCCTTGCGTCCTGCCTCGAATGGCTGCTGGTGTCGTGGTCGCCGAACGATCGCGAGAAGGTCTCGGAGATCGTCAAGGAGATCGAGACGTTCAACAAGGCGTGTCGAGACATCGCGGCACGCCTTCAGGTCGCCTGACGGCGAGGAAAGGAGCAAGACATGGTACGGCACGACAACAGCTTCGAGATCATCTCATCCGCGACAGATCCCAAGACGACGATGCAGCGCCTTCGGATCGAGGACTTGCCCATGTTGATGCAGCGCGTCTTCGATGATGAGACGCGGAACGCCTTGGGGCTGCATCGAGACATCGCTCCCGTGGTGCAACGGGCGTTGATGCAGATGAACGGCCACGATCGCTTCTACAACAAGCACACCCGAGCCCGGATCGCCTCGATGCTTCGCGAGCCACGCCTCGACCTCATGCAGAACGTGGAGCAGTACGCGGGCAAGGTCGAGGACCTCATGCCGAAGCAGGAAGCGCCTCGAAGGAAGATCAGGCGTGGTCAGGAATACGGCGACAGCGTGGACATCGACAGGGAGATCTCGGGCGTCCTTGAATGCTGGGATCGAAGCGAGCGGGTCCGAACGAATCAACGCACGGTTACTCTCGCGATCAATCTCGCGATGAGTTGCAGCACGGTCGAGCGAGACCTCGTCGCCAAAGGCGGGCTCGCCGCCGCGATGGTCGAGCAGTTGACGAAGCGAGGAGTCAACGTCGAACTCGTCGCAGCGAACGACCTGATGCATTGCACCTCGAATCGGCACAAGCACTTCCTGACCGAGATCATCGTGAAGAAGGCAACGGACGTTCCGGACGTGGCCACGCTCGCCACGATGTGCTGCGACCCCGGGTTCATCCGAGCAGTCATGTATTGCGGATCGTTCACGTTCCTCGATTGCGGCGTAAACGAGAATTGGGGATGGCCCGTGACGCTTCGGGAGGTGCAGAGGCAGTTCCCGCAAGTCGAGTACGACTACGTCATCGACAACACGGTGTGTACTCCCGCGGACGCGGCGAGGACGATCGAAAGGCTCGTGGAGAAAAGTCGCGGCGGATGATCGCGATCGGACGCGGGGCGGAAACGCCCCGCGTCCGATTGGTCGCGACAACGTTGCCGCGACCTTCATTCCATGAGCAGTCAAGACCGCTGATCGGAGATCAACATGAGCAAGACCGACCACAACGGATGGGCAAACTACGAGACGTGGAATTGGCATCTGTGGCTGACGGGCAAGTCTGAATGGACCTATGCCGTCGCAGTCCAGATGGTGAGGGAAGGGCGTTCGCCGAAGGCGATTGCCATTGTGATGATCGGCAAGTCGACGCCCGATGGCGTGTCCGTCGAGGATCCCGCGATCGACTGGGACGAGATCGCAAGCGCGTTGAAGGAGCTTTGATCGCAACCCCGGGCGCGCAACGGGAACGTTGCTCGCCCGATTCGCCGCGACGCGGTTGCGGCGTTCATTTCACTTGCGGCATCGCCGCAGATCGGAGACCAACATGGTCGCGAAGCAAGAGAAGGCAAGGGAGGCGTGGAAGGTCATGCAAGTCGATGGATTGCGGGTGTTGTTCCTTCGTTGCGAGGTACGATTGCCAGCCTGCATTCAAGTTCCGCCGCATCACTCGTTCTACAACGCGATAATCGGCGCGAAGGTTGGGACGATCGTTCAATGCTTGACGCAGAAGTCCGGGCAAGACACCTTGGATTTGTGGGTAGATGACGAGGCCTTGATCGGCCCGAACGGTCCGAAGCCGCTCAACTTCTCGGCTTCGGCGATCGCGGGACAGCCGATCTTCGGAGACGCCTTGTTGATGACTCACGGTCAAGACGGAAATCCGTACGATCTCCCGCACGCACTCATCTTTGTCTTGGTCGAGGAACTTCTTGAGGTCGTCCTGACCAAGGACGAGAAGTGATCAAGCATCGCTGAAGACGGTCTTCGGCACCCTCGTCGTGGTTCGACTCACACGACGAGGCTCCAAGGACCGTTGAAGGTCCGCAACGATTCGGCTACATTGCCTTGCATCATCGAAGGACGAGCCGCCGACCCACGGCGATCGGTCCTTCATGAACGCCGTCGCTTGCTGTGGATTGGTCTCCGAAGCAGGCGGCGGCGTCTTTCTTGCGCCGTGCATGCGTGCATGCGATCGCCTTCTTCTGCGTCCGCGTCCCCGCATATGAGGCGTCTTCGCGTCGTCCCGTGAATTCCAGCGCTTTGTCGGGCAGCATGAGACCGTACTAGATGCGGAGGCATAGTGACCAATCAGGCGCTCCTTGCTTTCGTGCTTCGGCTCGTGCCGAAACGGTTGAGCGAAGACGCTGCACAAGAGGCTGCTTTGGCGATGCTTGAAGGCCGAGACCCAATCGCCGTCGTTGACAAGTTCCGCAAAGCAGCGCTTCGTCGTGAACGGCGCGAAGTGTCGTTCTCCGATCTCGGCGGCGAGCATCTGATCCACGATGAGGAACGACGATGAGCGAAAGCGTCTCCCAACAGACCCAAGCGGCGATCGCGCAGGCGTTGCTGGACGCCGCTTCGTCCCCGGCGTCCGCGTCCAACGACACCGGTTCGGTCTCGTCGCGGCCGATTGCCGACATCATCCTCCTCGATCGGTACCTTTCAGCGAAGACGGCGATGAAGGCACCGAACTTCGGGATGCTCATCTCTCCGATCGCCTTCCCGGGAACGGTCTGAATGGGATTGCTTGAGCGATTCGGATTCCGCAAGAAGCGCCCCGACGAGGGCAAGCCGCGCGCGATTCGTGCGCGATTTGACGCCGCGCAGACGAACCCCGAGAACTCCCGGCATTGGAGCAACGCGGACGCACTTGCCGCCGACAGCGCGCTTGATCCGACGACTCGCGCGATCTTGCGGAATCGCAGCAGGTACGAGTGCGCGAACAACTCCTATGCGGCGGGCATCGTTCGCACGCTGGGACAAGACGCGATCGGCACGGGTCCTCTCCTTCAATTGTCAGGTCCCGACAGGCGGGCGAACAAGATGGTCGAATCGGCGTGGCATCGTTGGTGCGACGCGATCGACCTGCCCGGCAAGTTGCGCACCATGCGGATGGCCAAGGCACGAGATGGCGAATCGTTCGGGATCATCACAAACAATCAACGCCTTCGAGACGCCGGACTGCCGTCCCTCGACCTTCACCTCATCGAGGCCGATCAGGTGTACGCGCCCTTCGGGAGCGACGTTCAATCGGACGGGGATCGGAGGAACGTTGACGGCATCGTCGTTGACGGGATCGGCAGACCGATCGGATACACCATCGCGGAACTTCATCCCGGTTCGTCCTTGGGCGGCCTCGGACGACTCGGGAAGTTCCGGTCGTACGAGGCGAGCCAGGTCATTCACTACTACTCGCTCGAACGACCCGGTCAACATCGAGGCGTCCCTGAATTGACGCCGGCGCTGCCTTTGTTCGCGCAACTTCGTCGCTACACGCTCGCGGTCCTTTCGGCCGCCGAATTGGCCGCGACCTTCGCCGGCATCTTGACCACGAACATGCCTCCCAACGGAGAGGCCGAGAAGACGGCTCCGCTTGATCCGGTCAACCTTGAACGAGCATCGCTCCTTACCATGCCCGCTGGTTGGACGATGGAACAGATCAAGTCGGAACAACCGACCTCGACCTACGAAGCGTTCAAGCGCGAGATCTTGAACGAGATCTCGCGTTCGGTCGGCATGCCGTTCAACATCGCCGCGAACAACAGCGCCTTCTACAACTACGCCTCTGGCCGACTCGACATGCAGGTCTATCACAAGGCGATCTCGGTCGAGCGCTCGATCATCTCCCGCATCATCCTTGAGCCGTTGCTTGCCGCGTGGTTCAAGGAAGCGGTCTTGATGGAACGCGCGATTCCGCAGGCGTACAGGAACTTCGCGACGCTTCCTCATTCGTGGATGTGGAACGCTTGGCCTCACGTTGATCCCGTCAAGGAGGCGCAGGCCGCGACGATCCGACTTCGTTCCGGCTTGACCACCCTGCAGGACGAGTTCGCGGAGCAAGCGATGGATTGGGAGGACAAGATGCGGCAGCGCCAGCGCGAATTCGTGCTCGCGCAAGAGCTCGGCATTGCTCACCTTTTCGAGATGTCGCCAGACGAGCAGCAATTTGACGAGGACGAGGACGAGGACGAGGACGAGGACGAGGCAGAAGACGAACAGGAGTCAAGTCGATGAGTCGAAGCAGATTGTCCCGCAAGAAGCCGCTCGCCTTCAATGCCATGATCGCGTGGAAGCATCGCCTCGTCGCGATGGAGGACTCGGGATCGACGAACGAGGCAGAATCGAAGGAAGGCGTCGAAGGCGCAGTCGACGGGGAGGAAATCGAGGAATACGGCGAGGAGGAGAAGGGAGGAAACGACGACGACGAGATCGCAAAGGCGGGAGCGTCGTTGCCCACCTTCTCGATGATCGCCTACACCGGGAAGGCGATGAACGTGTCGGATTGGGACGCGCCGGTAGTCGTTGATCTCAGCGGCATGAAGTGGACGGACAAGCCAAGACCGATTCTCAAGGATCACGACGCGGACAAGATCGTCGGTCACACCAATGTCATCAAAGTGATCGACGGCAAGTTGATCGTTGAAGGAATCATCAGCGCGGATTCCCATTGCGCGCAAGAGGTGCTGAACAGCAGCAAGAACGGCTTCCCTTGGCAGGCGTCGATCGGAGCAGACTCCAGCGCGGTCGAATACATCTCGGAAGGAGAGACCGGCGAGGCGAACGGCATGAAGTTCGCTGGTCCCGTCTACATCTCGCGCAAGACGGTCTTGGGCGAGGTTTCATTCGTCGTACTCGGTGCGGACGACGCGACCGAGTCTCGCGTCGCGGCATCCGCCGCACGAAGGTCAGGAGCATCAATGATGGACAACAAGAAGCAGAACGAGGCAAGTCAGCCTCAGCGGGCCGAGGTGCCCGATGCAGTCGCGGAGATCCGCGCGAAGGCCGCGCGCGAAGTCGCTCGGATCGCAGAGATCCAGCGGATCGCGAAGGAGCATTCGATCATCGCGGCCAAGGCGATCGAGCAAGGATGGAACGAGACCCAGACGGAGCTTGAAGTCCTTCGAGCCGAGCGTGCGCAGGCGGTTCCGGCCGGCATCGTCCGCAAGTCAAGCGGATCGTCGGCCAACAGCGACAAGGTGATCGAGGCCGCGGCTGCAAAGTCCGCTCGCCTTCCAGGCATCGAGAAGGCGTATTCGGCAGAGGTGCTTGAGGCGGCTGATTCGATGCAGAACCTTGGGCTTCAGGAGTTGATCCTGACTGCTGCTCAACGCAACGGCTTCGATGGGCGATCGGTCAAGGCCGACACCCGTGGGGCGCTACGCGCCGCCTTCTCGACGTTGTCGCTCCCCGGCATCTTCAGCAACCTCGCCAACAAGTTCCTCCTGCAGGGCGTCATGGCGGTCGATCAGACGTGGCGCAACATCGCCTCCATCCGATCAGTCACCGACTTCAAGACCGTGACCTCGTACCGCCTCAACGGC